CTCATAACTACACAGGAAACAGCATTGACGGCGAAACATTTAAGGCTGGTCAAACTATTTTTGGATTATTTACAAGTATTACTCTTACAAGTGGCGCTTGTATTGCATATAAAATCTAATGGGAATATCTTCAAAACTAAAAAAGATTTTAGAACATAAAAAGCTTAGTGCTGATATAACCTTTAGATCTGTTTCCGCAGGGTCGTACAACACGACCACAGGAATCATCGCAGAAACAAATACAGATACATCTATTAGGGGAGTTCTAGAAGATATAAACTTACGCGAAGTAAATGAATTAATTGAAGCAACTGATAAAAAAATTATTATTGCCGCAGCAAGTCTTTCTTCTACTCCAACAACAAAAGATAAAATAATAGTCGGTTCTGTAACTTATTCAATTATTAGAATAGAAACAAATCAACTTGCAAATGACAAATTAATTTTTGTTTGTTATTTAAGAACATGAAAAAAATTAGATTAGATCAAATTGGAGATTATTCAGAAGAACAGATAAACACTTTATTATCTGCTGTTGTCTTAACTGCTGATCGAATAGTTAAAGAGGGGTCGCCAGTAGATACAGGAAGGCTTGCGGTTTCTTGGCAGATAGGAGAAAACGCAGAAAATGGCGCACCCGCTTCAGAGGGTAATTATGGATCAAAAGGACTTGGAACTGTTGTTAAGAAGGCAAAAACAAGTAATTACAAACTAGGAAATGAAAAATTTAAAAATAAATATAATATTCATAATAATGTTCCTTACGCTGAACCTGTAATGATGGGAACAAGCTTACCGCCTTCTTGGAATCAAAGTTATCGAAGCAAACAAGGTTTAAAAGCAAAACATCTTGATTTACTTGCAAGAGAAGTACAAGGGGAAGTTCAAGATTTGTATAGACAAATAAGGGGTAAATAATGGCTGCACTTGATTTAAATACTGTTAGAGCAACTATTGAAGCCAGAATTGCAACAGAGCTTGCTAGTAGCCCCGCTATTCCTGTTGTTTTTCATAATATGTCTTTTGATAGCAACGTTAACACTACTTTTGTTCAATGCCTTACAAGCTTCGGGGCAGGGTCTTATCTAACTCATGGTGACGCAAGCGGAACTAATAGTCTTGTTGGGATTGTTGTAATGAATATTTTCACACCGCAGGGAATTGGTTCAGGTGATAATTACACAATTGGTAAAAGATTGCGAGATTTATATAATAGGATTACAGTTTCAAATGTTATTTTTGATTCACCCATTGGGCCAGAAGTAGTAACATCTAACCCAGAAGGTCAATTTCAAACACAACTTAGAATGACCTTTGAAATATTTGAGGAACTTTAATGGAATTTACAGAAAAAATGCTTGATGCAATAGAAGCGGTAAAAGGCCGCAGAGATCCAGCTTATTGGGATAGTCGCTGCAAAAGATTTATGGAAAAACAAGAAACTTTAAAAAAAGATGTAAAAAAATCAGAAAAGAGTTAAGATATTTATTAATAATTCTTTTTTTTGTTATGGCTATCAAGGGCGATGTAGGTAAAATCATGTTTGAAAATGCGGGCGGTACTGAAGCTGACGTAGGGCAAACAAGATCATGGTCTTTGTCTATAACAAAGGACACAATGGAAACAACAAAACAAGGCGACACATTTAAAACTAATATCGGAGGATTAATTTCTGGAGAAGGTTCTGCTGAACTTTTATATAATCCTTCTGAAACTGGCGCGGGTTACACAACTTTTATTGATGATGTTTTAACAACAGGCGATAATGCAGACGCATTGTTTGAATTATTTCCTGATTCGGCCACTTCTGCAAAGAAAATAAGTTTTGCTGGAATTATTACAAATGCTGAATATGGAGCAACACTTGGCGAGCTACAAATAATTAATATCAGTTTTCTAACAAGTGGTACCATAACAAGCGCTATCTGATACATTAGGTTTATTAGTCTACTAAATAAACTAAATGGCAACAAAAAGAACAATTGACCTGTTAACTGAATCTTATAAAGATCAGATGACAGCCAGAAGAAAATATGAATTTAAAAATAAAAATGGAGAAAAAATTGTTGATTTATACTTTAAACCTTTAACGAGGGATGATCGAGTCCGCGCACAATCAGCGGCAAATACAGACGATGCTTTGACAATATCAACCTATCTTCTTTGTAAAAATGCTGAATTAGAAGATGGGTCAAAGGCGTTTGCGCCCGCAGACGCGCCTAACCTACAAAGAGAATTACCTGAAAATGTTCTTAATGAAATTGAATTATTTATGTTTGATATTAAATTAAATATTGATTCAGCAAAAAAAGAATAATAGGGGATAATTGGCTTAATTTTGAATTTTTCCTAGCAACAGAACTTGGTAAAACTATCAAACAATTACGTTCTTTAATTACTGAAGAAGAACTCATATATTGGGCTGCATATTATGAAGTTAAGAATGAAAGAGAAAAAAGAGAATTAAATCGCCAAAGAGCAAATAGAAGGTAATATATAAGAAAAGGTTTTGTTGATTTGTGGCACAGGCTAACGTAAAACTTACAGTTGACGCTTCGCAAGCCACAAGAGCTTTACAAAGTGTTCAGACAAAAACTACAAAATTACAGGGAGCTTTTGGAGCGCTAAAAACTGCTGTTGTAGGTATAGGCTTTACAGCGTTAGCTAGTCAGGCTGTAAAAACTGCAACTAATTTTGAAAAATTAAATGTAAGGCTTGGACTTTTAACAAAAGCTTCAGGAACTTTTGCAGCTTCTCAAAAGATCGCGGCTGATGCACAAAAAGCATTTGGTTTAAGCGCAACTGAAGCGTTAGAAGGAATTACAGATATTACAGCAAGATTAGCTCCTTTAGGAGTTGGGGTTGAAGATATAAAATCGACATTTTTCGGATTTAATACAGCAGCAAAATTAGCTGGAGCATCAACTATAGAGGCTTCAAATGCTTTTAGGCAATTAGCTCAGGCTTTAGGTTCTGGAAGATTAGCAGGGGATGAATTTAGAAGTATATCTGAACAAATACCAACTTTACTTGCCCCTATAGCAGAAGAATTAAATGTTCCTATCGGTAAATTAAAAGAATTAGCTGCTGAAGGAAAACTTACAAGTGAAGTCGTTTTAAGATCATTAAGGACAATTGAAACTGATGGAGCGGCTTCATTAAAAGCCTTAATTGAAAATGATCCTACACAAGTTTTTAAAAATTTCAGTAATGAAACTGAAAATCTTTCAAGGGCTGTAGGTGATTTGTTATTACCTGTCGTAATACCAGCAGTTAAAGCCTTAACAGATTTAACTAAAGCTGCTGTTGATTTTGTAAATTCACCAATAGGAAAAACGGCTGCAATATTCACAGGTATTGCTTTTGCTGTTAAAGGTGCAACTGTAGCTATTGGATTGATTTCTGCGGCTATGGTGGCTGCTGGTGGGGCTGCTGGTGCTTTAGCGATAGCGTTGAATGCAATTCCTTTTGTTGCAATAGTTACGGCGGCTGGTCTTTTAACAACAGCATTTATTAAATTAAATGATAAAAAACAAAAATTTAACAATTTAGCAAAAGAGGGTTCAGAAAATGAAGTTACAGCGGCATTAAATAAACAAATTGAAGCTGTTAATAAATTACAAGAAGCACATGATAAAGCTGCTGGAAGAACAAAAAGAGGACTTAAGAGAAAATTAGAAGAAGCACAATTAAATCAAAAGAATCTTCAATCAAGACTTGATGCTTTACAAGCTGAAAATGATATTGCAAATGCTGGAAACAAAATAGTTGCGATCAAAACAAATCAAAATAAACTTAACGCGGAGGGAACTAAGTTAACCGATCTTCAAAGAAAACATCACAAACAAATTGCTGCTGATGCCAAGGCTGAATTAGACGCGATTGCAGATAAAAACCAAAAATTCAATGATTTTTTAAAAAAACAAGAAAGGTCAGGACAGTTAATTCAAGCAAGTATTGACGGAAACAGAGAAGAGGTAGAATTACAACACGCAATAAATGATGCTGTTGCAATTCATGGTGAGCATAATAGAAAGCAAATAACAGATATTTTGACAGCTAATCAGGCTTTAGAAGATCAAAAAGATGCTATTGAAGAAAATGGAAAAGCCGCGAATGAATTAAAAGAACAATTTAGAAAGGTCGGCGAATCTGTAAGACAAGGTTTAGTTGAAAATTTGAGAGAAGCAATCAATGGAAGCCAATCATTTGGTCAAGCATTAGGAAAAGTTTTAAATAATTTAAAAAATAGATTACTTGATATTGCATTAGATAAATCAATAAGTGCAATAGGTAATGCTATAAGCGGCGGTAAAGGTTTTGGAGGTGGTTTTTTGTCAGGTTTGTTTGGTAAAAGAGCCGCAGGCGGCCCCGTTTCTGCTGGCGGTGCTTTTCTTGTAGGTGAGCGGGGGCCAGAAATTTTGCAGATGGGTTCTAAAGGTGGCAACATTATCCCAAACAATAAATTGGGAGGAGGTGACAGTATTACTAATATGGTTACTGTGAATGTAGATGCGAGTGGTAGTTCTGTTCAAGGTTCTACCACTGATGCTCAACAACTAGGTCAAGTGATTGGTCAGGCAGTACAAGCTCAACTTATTAAAGAAAAACGTGCTGGAGGTTTATTAGCATAATGGCAACTTTTCCTTCTATTACACCGATTTACGGAACAACACAAACAGTAGAACAAAAAAGCATCACTACAAAAATGGGTGATGGATATGAGTTCAGAACTGTTTTTGGTTTGCCAGCTAATAAAAGGCTGCATATTATTAATTTAAGTTTTGCAATATCAGAAACAGATGCGGATACTATAGACACTTTTTTAAATAGTAGATTTGACGATCAGGATTCCTTTGATTACACAATGACAGGAGAATCTTCAGCAAGAAAATTTAAATGTACAAGTCGGTCAAGGTCTATTCCGTATCTAAACAGAGTTAATATGAACTTAACATTTGAGGAGGTTGCAGAACCATAATGGCAATACCTACCAGTGAACTACAAAAAATAAATCCTTCAGCAATAATTGAGCTATTTGAATTACAGCTGATTGCTTCAATACATGGATCAGATCAACTTTATAGATGGCATAGTGGTTCAAATCAAAATAATAATGGCGAAATAGTATGGCAGGGAAATTCTTATACAAGATTTCCAGTAGAGGCTGAAGGGTTTGAATTTACAGGCAGAGGACAAATCCCAAGACCTACATTGACTGTAAGTAATGTTTTATCAACTCTTAC